TTTTTGAATTTATCATATATATATATATATTATGCATTTATTTTAATTACAGTAGAATCTTTATTATACAATAAATAATTTTTGATATTTGATTTTATTGTTTGTGATATTTTACGATTTCCGTTTTTTGTTTTAGTCTCGATATGATTTAAACAATTAGGATCATTTTTTAATTGCGTTAATAAATCATGCAATGATGAGAAATGATTCATGATAACCATCGAAGTTTTACTACTAATACCTGGTATTTGACTTAATATTATTTCACCTATATTGTCTGGTCTAATATTTTTCTTCTTTACTTTGGATATCACTTCTGAATATCTTTTATTATGTTTTGGTGAATCCATATTTTCTATATTTAATTGCAATTTTTCACCACCAATTAATGTTGATTTCTCGTTTTCATTTTTTTCATTTTCTATATTTTTATAAAAATTCTTTCTAACTTTTTCTCTCGAGAGTTTATCAGTGATTATCAAAATATATTCAGCCGTTTCTAAAACATCTCTAGTCTTCATTATACTGAAGCCTTTAAAATAATTTATACAGAACATTGTTACTTGTAACGTTTTCTTACTTATCTTACTATATTTACTTGAGTATCTATGTATATCACCTTCCATCAAATATACAATATTATGATTATGTATTTTATTTTTATCCAATCTAAATGATTGTTCTGAATATCTTCCATCGCGAATTGATGATGCTAAATCGTTCAAAGATTTCCTTTCAATTATGAGTTTTTCAAAACTATTATCATCACAAATAATTATGTCTCCTAGTGGTAAATCTTCAACCGTAATTTCAATATTTTTAAATTCCAATTCTTCTAATTTAGCGTTTAATATTTTTATTAATTTTTTTTCTCTATAATCAACTTGAATCTTCATTATTTTATATTTCCTTGTATCTTTAATACATTATTTTAATTTATTTAGAAATAAGTATAAATATAAATATTGTTTTAATTATATTATCTATAATGAATAGTATAACACCAAAAATGGCTGCCGCATTCGGAATGGGTTTCATTGGTTTTATTTTAGCAGCGTATAGTTATAATCAACAACATAAAAATGAATTTGCTCCAGTTTCATCTGAAAAAATTTCAAATAATTTAGAAGAAAATAACGAAGAAAATAACGAAGAAAATAACGAAGAAAATAACGAAGAAAATAACGAAGAAAATAACGAAGAAAATAACGAAGAAAATAACGAAGAAAATAACGAAGAAATAAAAGAAGAAGTATCATCTTTTATAAAAAAAATTGGAAACAAAAATGTTTGGGGGCAATTTTGGAAAGGAGAATATGAAAATATGCGTTCTAAGAGAGATTCAAATAATTAAAATAATATTATCTATGTAATATTTATAATGAGTTTTTTAGAAGGAGCAAGTGCAACTATTCAAGAACATGAAGAAACGCATCACACAGAAGCAACTGCTGACGCAACTGCCGCTGGACAAGATGCAGCTGGAAAGAGTGCAGCTGAAGAAACGGCAGCTACAACCGATGCTGTAATGGGAAATAAGGGAGGATATCGCCGCCGTAAGTCCCGCAGAGGTGGACGCAGAAAGTCTCGCAAATCTCGCAGAGGTGGACGCAGAAAGTCTCGTAAATCTCGCAGAGGTGGACGCAGAAAGTCTCGCAAATCTAAACGTGGGGGCAAACGCAGAAAGTCACGCAAATCTCGCAGAGGTGGACGCAGACGCCGCAGATAAATATTTTTTAAATCCTATTAAAAAGATAACTCTATAATTAATTATATTAATTATGCAGTCAGAAACTAAAACCGATAGTAAACTAATTCAAGCAGATGGTGATATTATTCAAGATGATTCTGAACTAATTTTTGATCCTTATAATCCAAATAATAGAGAAGTAAATGAAACATTTGTTTCATCTATTTTAAAAAATTACGGTGTCCCTGATAAAGTTCATAATTTAAATTTATATAAAAGAGCTTTCGTTCATCGTTCTTATTGCAAAAGACCCCATTTGGAAAATGTTGCAAATAATATAACTATTGTAGACCAACCAAATGATTGTATGTCTCTTAAAACAAAATCTAATGAACGGCTTGAATTTTTAGGTGATGGTGTTCTCGAATGTATTACAAAATATTATTTATATAGACGCTTTCCTAAAGAAAATGAAGGTTTTATGACAACTAAAAAAATCGCACTCGTTAAAAATGAAACTATTGGTAGAATGGCTTATGAAATGGGATTAAATAAATTTTATGTTTTATCAAAAAATGCTGAAGAAAAAAAAACAAGAACAAATTTAAAAAAACTTGGATGCCTTTTTGAAGCCTTTTTGGGTGCGTTATTTCTTGATTTTAATAAAATTTCAATTAAAGATGAAGGTAAATGGTTTGATAATGTATTTGTTACTGGTCCCGGATTTCAAATTGCCCAAACATTCGTTGAAAATATTTTTGAAAAACATGTTAATTGGACTGAATTGATTACCACAAATGATAATTATAAAAATCAACTACAAGTGCAACTTCAGCAAAATTTCAGAGTCACGCCTATTTATAAAGAAATTAATGATTGGGATGAAGATGAAGGTTATCACATGGGAGTCTATCTTTCTATAAATTGTAAAGCGCATCAATTTAAACATAATGATGCTCTCCCAATTGAAACATTCTTCAGTAAATACTGTATTATTATTAATAAAAATATTTCCATTTTAGATAATATTAAATCATATTATGAAAAAATAATTGAAGGAGGTAGTAATCCCGTATTTGTTATATTTTTAGCAGATTCCAAACATAAAATTAAGAAGAAAGCCGAACAATGTGCATGTAAAATAGCTTTTGAAACAATGATGGGCAAATAATATTTCAAACTATATTAAAAAAAAATTTTATATAATTATAAAATGTCTGAATTAGAAGATAAACGTATTGATATGATGGAAAAGGTCCATCTATTTGATAATAAACTTGGTTATCGTTATGGTCAATTTTTATGGTATTCTTTTTGGTTACCCAGTTTACTCGTTATGGTTACTGATGAAACAGTAGGTCATGCTCGAGACTTTTTAGTTCAAATTTCACTTTTATCTTCCCTTACTCTTCTATTCTATTCTTATCATCAAAACAATGGCTCACCTGCATCTACGCCAGCTATACATGCCCTGTATGGAGAACTATTGGCTCGTTGGATGTTAGCTGCATATCATGGATTTAATAACATAACTGTTGGCGGTAATCCAGTTGCTGTTATGAATTGTATTCAATTAATTGCGATGGGTATATTTACTTTATTTAAGGTTCCTTCATCCATTTATACAACTTGTAATCATAAAACATATCAACGACTTGTTCAGCGATTGAAGGATAATGATGATGTTTATTAAAAACCAACGAATAATACTTCTTTCAATCTAATTCTATTTTTTATAAAAAAATCTAAAATATCTCTTCTTGTTCTTTTTGATTTTTCCTGAATTAAATTATTTTCAACCCAATCTTTTATTATTAAATATCTAGAGCTATGCATTACACATGCTTTATTTAATAATGATTCGGGGAAATAACGTATATCTTCCAAATTATATTTAACCAAAACATATCTATATATTTTTACCTTATTGTATTTATTAAATATTTTTTGCCATTTACAATAATCACGATAACTAAAAAATAATTGTGATGATAAAAAATCGTTAGGTAACTTATATTTTCTATATGTATTTTGAATAAAATTTATGTTTTTTAAATACTTTTCTTTATACAATTCAAAAAAAAATTTATTTGAAATAAATAGATTTTTATTTAAATAAAATGGAATAAAATCACTTATCTCTAATATTATATCATATGGCAACATTTTCTATTTAAAATAGTAATATTTTTTTAATACTATTTTTAATAAGTATTTTAGATATTTATTTCAACTTCGCGATGTTTAATTTCAGGTTCTGATTCATCATAATCGTCATCTTTTTTTAATTTTACTTTTGTATTTGGTATATGAATTTTTAATTTTCTTTTATTAAAATCTTGTTTAATATATTTTTTAATGTTTATATAATCTTTATTAGATTTTCTAATTATATTATTCAATTTAGATGAATTCATAATTAAATATTGTTTAATATTAAAATATTTTTATATTATCTTTTTATAAAAGTATAAATGGCAGCGCAATTTTTAGAATCATTAAAAAAAAAACCCAAGTCATCCGCTTCTATATCATTAAACATTAGATTTGATAAAGAAAGCAAAACAACACTTTCCAAGATTGCTGTTCCCCAGGTAAAAATAATTGATAACACCGATAAAAATAATATCAAAAGAAATTTATCTTTTAAAGAACGTATTCGACAAATGAAAATTAATAAAAAACTTACCATGAAAACGGCACCAAAGACAAAAGCAAGCGTATCTTTAAGTTCTCCCATACTGAAATTTACAAATAAAGTAGAATCAATCAAAAAACCCGAATCCATTAAAAATATTGAATCAGGTGCATCAAAAGATGATAAATTACAGAGTTTAACTTTTACACAACAAAAAATGAAAGAAATTAGAGAAAAACGTCAAAGAAATAAGGAAAAAATAGAAGAAAGGAAAAGAACTAAATTAGAAAAATATTTGTTAACAAAAAAAAAACTAGAAACAAAACAACGCGAAATAGATACAGCTTCTCATGCAAAAAAATATGATATAAGCTATAAAATACAACCATATTTTCTTACAAATCGTGAAATTTTTACAAAATATATTGACCAAAAATTATTTACTCTTAAAGAATCGAAAGGCGATGAACAAGAAATTAAAAGCTGTTTAGAATTAAATGCTTCAAAAACTGGTAATTTTTCTTTATTATTGCATCAAGATATAGTAAAGGAATATCTGAATATTTATAGTCCATATAGAGGTTTATTTTTATATTTTGGTTTAGGAGCTGGCAAAACATGCGCATCTATCGCTATTGCCGAAGGATTGAAAGATTATAATAAAATCGTAATTATGACACCAGCATCATTAGAAGAAAATTATAAAACAGAACTTAAATTTTGTGGCGATGATATATTCAGAAAAAATCATCATTGGGTTTTTGTTAAAAATAATTCTGCGAATGCAGCGCAAATAGAAGAATTACTTAAAATTATGAATATACCAGTAAATATTTTAACTCGTAACGGGGGTATATGGGCTACTGATGATTCACCCAAAAATAAAAATAATTATTCTACATTAAATAGTGAAGAACAAAAATCACTTAATTTACAAATAGATGCCCTCATTTCAAATAAATATAAATTTATTCATTATAATGGTTTACGAAACATAGATAAATACGAAGCGGAAGGTGTGAAAAATGGTGGAAATTACTTTAATAATAAAGTTGTTATTATTGATGAAGTTCATAATTTTATTGGAACAATATCCAATCAATTAGGCAATAATAATTCTTTTAATTACAAATTATATAATTATTTAATGGATGCTGAAAACTGTAAAATCGTATTTTTAACAGGCACGCCAATTATTAATTATCCAAATGAAATTGGTATTTTTTTTAACATATTGCGAGGTAGAATTAAAACATACGAATTTACATTACAAACAACTAAAGAAAGCAAGATAAAACGTTTAAATTTAAAATATTTGAAAAATATATTATTTGTTAAAAATGATGAAATAAATTACATTGATTTCAATAATTCAAATAATAAATTAATTATAACTAGAAATCCATTTAGATTTATAACCAGATATAAGAAAACCAAAGATAGAAAAGATAATACCGAAATCATTAATTATAATGTCATTCGTAAAGAAGGTAGTGAATTTGATACATTTCGCAATGAAGGTTCATATGAAATTGTATTTATAGATAAAATAGTTAAAACACTTGAAAAACACGGAATTTATGTTTCAAACGCAAGTGGCGATAGAACATGTGAAAAACCATCTGAAGAAATAACCGAAAAAAATCGTAATTACAATAAAGTTTGTATCAAAAAATATAATTGTTTGCCAGATGATTATGATTCTTTTGTAAATAAATTTATTGACCCAAATACTCAAGAACTTGTAAATACTCATATTTTTAAGAAAAGAATAATGGGTTTAACGTCATATTTTAGGGCAGCAGTTGAAGGTTTATTACCATCTTTTGACCCCGAAATAGATATAAATGAAGTATTGATTGATATGAGTCCATATCAATTATCCGTATATAATAAAATTAGAAATGTTGAAATAAGTAAAGAAAAAAGTGCTGGTATTAAAATGAGAACAACAAATGATATTTATAAAAACACATCTGCGTCATATAAAATTTATTCGAGAGAATGTTGTAATTTTGCTTTTCCTGAAACTATTGAAAGACCAAGACCTAGGGTTAAAATTAAAGAAGATAATGAAACAGAAGACTCATCTACAAAAAAGATTAGTAAAGTTGAAAAAACTGAAGAAGTTGGTAAACCTACAAGTAATGAAATACGAAAGGAAGCACTCACAAAAGAAGCTCTTCTGAATGCAGCAATCATTGATAGCGATGAACCAATGGGAAATATTGAATCAGATACATTGTCAAATAAAGATGATGTCGCTTCTAAAGATTTAAAAGACTTTGAAGATATTTCTTATGAAGATAGATTAAAAACCGCAATTGCTGACTTAGACACAAATAAAAATGATTTATTTGTTGGTGAAAACTTGATAAAATACTCGCCCAAATTTAAAACAATTTTAGATAATATTAACAATCAAATAGTAAATAAAGACGGTTCTACTAGCGACGGCACACACTTAGTTTATTCATTTTTTAATAATGTTGAAGGATTAGGTATTTTTAAAATGGTTATGGAGGCAAATGGTTATGCTAGATTTCAAATAAACCAAAAACAAATTGTTGATGAAAATGGCAATAAAGTAAAAGTTTGGCAAATAGATATGGATGAAGCTGATTTACAAAAACCATGTTATGTATTGTATTCTGGTAATGAAGATAGCGATAAAAAAGAATATTTAAGATTAATATTTAATAGTGAATGGGATAAATTGCCCGATAGATTACGAAAACAATTATTATCCATAAAAAATAGACTTTCAATTGCCGAAGATGATAGTAAAATCTTAAATAATTTCCATGGAGAAGTTATAAAAGTATTTATGATTACTGCTGCTGGTGCAGAAGGTATTACACTCAAAAATATTCGAGCAGTTCATTTAATGGAACCCTATTGGCATCCCGTTAGATTTCAACAAGTTATTGGTAGAGCTGTTAGAATATGTAGTCATGAAAACTTAGATGAAATGGAACAATCTGTAAAAGTATATGTTTATTTAATGAAATTTGCTGAAAAACATATTAAAGGTGATTCTGAAGCAAAAGAAGAAAAAATGAAAAAACCTTTATTAATGCAGTCTATTATAATGAGCGACCGTTCTAAGGATAATAAACAAGTGATTACGTCAGACCAAAAATTATATGAGATTTCAAATATAAAGAAAAAAATTAATTTATCCATATTGAAAGCCATTACAGAATCATCTATAGATTGTAAAATTCATAAAAAAGCTGGTGATAATTTACAATGTTTCGATATTAAACCCAATATTAATGGATATTTATATAATCCTGATATCACTAAGGATGCACCACCTCAAATCGAAAAATCCCGTAAAAAATTACTTAAAGTTAAAATTAAAGGAAAATACTTTTATTTGAAAAAATATGACGAAAATTCCAAGAAAATGAAGGGTATTTTATATGATTTTGACGCATATAAAAAAAATAAACAATTAATAAAACGCGGTGAGACTGGAAAATAATTATATAGCTGAAAAAGTCGATTCTAACTTATCATAACGCGAATTTTCATTATACTGCAATTTGGATATTATTTCTTTTTGTTGATTCATTAAATCTATTTGATTTTTTAATATATCAACTAAATATATTTCTAATTTATCTATTTTAACATTAACATCTATTAAATCTACCTTCATACTTCCTTCAATATCACTTTTCTTCGTCTTTCGTTTCATTTTTGTAAAAACATTTTCCAAATTTGTTTCTTTTTTTATAGGTTTCTTATCTTTATCATCCATTATACCTATGATATCTCTTTTTTCTTGATAAATTCTACTATTGTCTTCATCCTTCTTATTCATTTCTTCTGTTAAATCTTGAAATTGTCTTGCTCTTTCTTTTAAATCTTTATCATACCTTTTTTCATTATTTTCATTTGTGTTTTTTACATTATCTATATTATCTAAAAAATCACTTTTAAATTTTACCCTTTTCTTTTCAATTTTTTTATTTTCAATTTTTTCATTTTTATTTTCAATTTTTTCATTTTTATTTTCAATTTTTTCATTTTCATTTTCATTTTCATTTTTAGTTTTATTTTCATTATTTTTATCTTTTTTATACCCGATAATAAATTCTATATTTGATTGTGTATTATTTACTGATGCATTTGATTTTAATATTGGTTTTAATTTATTATCATGTATATTCAATTTGGGTGGTGGTATATCGCCACTATTATTCAACCATTTGATAGAATCATGATTCTGATTATATTCATTTGTAATTGTATTCAAATCACTATCTCTTTCTTTCATCATTTTTGACATAGCATCATCCATATTACCAATAGGTATGTCAGTATTTTCAGTGAAATCAACTTCATTGGGTCTTTTTGCATTAATCATTGTTTTAAAATTTGTTTGATGCTCTTCATATCTTTTACCAATTTGTAAATTATTTACAATATTTTTATTTCCATATTGTTCATATTCACGAAACATTAACAATTTTGATTCTTGTGAAGCTTTTTTTAAATATTCAAAACATTCAGAAACAATATGTTTATTTATATCACTTAATCCACTATAATCAAACCTTTTCACGTGATACTCTTTGCATTTATGTTCAAAAAATGAGCGAAAGTCTTCAATGTTATTAATTTTTAATTTATTTTCAGAAATTAATCCATTCAATACTTCCCATAATATCTGTTTATTGCTATTTGCTAATACTGACATTTATATATCTATTAAATTAAAAGTTTAATATTTTTTTAACATTAATATTTTTTAATTATTAAAAAATATTAATGTTGATTAAAATATTTATTTCGTAATCTTTTCATATATTTATCATTTACTTTTTTTGAAAATCTAGAAAATGGGACATCTTTAATTAATTGAATAATAAAATATAAACAATACATACCACATTCGCTTCTGGAATATTGATGACGTTTTTTATTTATTATAAATTTATATTCTTTACCAAATTCTTTAGATTGTTCTTGTATTCTATTTGCCAATGTAATAACTCTTTTTGGAGATAAATCATCACCATAACTATCAAAATAATATATCTTTTTTAATTTAAAATTTATAAACATTGATGTCCAATGTGACCCCGGTTTATCATGAGTGTCTAAATTAAATATTATTCCAATTTTATTTATACCTTTATCTATTTTATCTTTCAAATTAAACTTGCATAAATCTTCCCATACACATTTCCCATAAGCTAAATGTTCGTCAAAATCAATTGGAGTTGGTCCAATAAATTCAAAACATTTATATGCATCCTCATATTGTTTCATTAATTCAGATATTTCTATACTAGATAACCATTCATTCGGGTTTTTTTTCCATTCTGTTGGTTGAGCTGGTGCAAATATATTTTTAAGTTCTTTACTTGTAAATCTATTTTTAAATAAATTTGATTTCATCCAACATACTTCATTTTTACATGATTTTTGCATGTAATTACCTAGTGACTCCCATATTTTTTTCAAATTATTTGTTTTTATACTTAAATGTGGGTTTCGTGTATTCCAAATAGTTCTCATTTTATATAACATTGTTGGTTTATAACATGTAAAATCTAAAAAATCATGTTTATTTTTGGCAGAACATTGTTTTTTATTTAATTTTTTACTTCTTTTTTTTTTATTTTTTTTTTTTTTACTTCTTTTTTGCCATCTTTTTTGCCATCTTTTTTGCCATCTTTTTTTGCCGCGATTTTTTTTAGTATTTTTGGTCATTACTAATATATTAATGACATTTAATTTTAATCAAAATTTTTCTTTTTTGGTAATATGATATTTATCTTTTTTTTTATCTTTTTTTTCTTAACAAACGCGCTTAAATCTATTTTTTTTGTTTCTTTTTTTTTCCCCATAACGTGTATATCCATATTTTCTATATTAATTGGATTATATTTTTCTGTTTTCTTTTCATTATCTATATTTTTATATTGCTCTTGAATAATTCTATTTCTATTTTGAAATTTAAAATGATTTATCAAATGATGAATATATGTATCAAAAATACTATTTATTTCTGGAGAAATAACTTCCCTGTTTAATAATTTTTTTGTGCATGATATAATAAATTTTTTATATTTTTCAATATTTATATTCATATTTGAACTTACATCATAGTCTGTAAAATTTTTAAATTTTGTTAAATTTGTAGGATTTGTTAAATATTGTAAGTCTATATTATTTCTAAATTTATTTCCTTTATTTTCATTATTCATATAATACTATGTGAATAATAAAATTATTCTATTTTAACATCCTTTAATTGTTGTCTTGTATGATTGAAAAATGTGTCTTTACTTAATTCACAACCATTTGGATTAAAAGGTTCAAATGTTGTTTTTTCTTGAAGTAATTCGAATTCTTCTGTTTTATTTAATGGATTTGGTCCCATTTGCACATATAAATCACTATATGTATTTGGGAAGAATTTCACTTGTGGGCATTTTTGTAATGGTTGAAAACGATTAAACAAACTAGATTCCTTATCTATATTATCACTATATCCATTATATGGTCCACCTACACCAGGATGAAATGTATTCTCCATATTATATTTCGGAAATATACCTTTTACCACATTAATTTCCTTTCGCTGGTCCACTTTCGGAAATAAAACTCTTCTATTACTTACTGGTCGTGAAAAATATTTTGGTGTCATTTGCTGCGTCGCATAATTTCTTCCAATTATTCTAGCATTTAATTCATCAGTTCTTTCTTGTTGGCAAACATATACATCTTGTATTTTAGTATCCATTTGATATATACTATTCACATAATATTTTTAATACTAATTTTTATTCTTTACTAAAAACATTTAAATAAATTTTAACAATTTATAATATATTTTATTTAAACATGTGTGGTATATTTTCCATAGTAAACAATAATTTCTCTAAAGAACAAATAATGAAAAATTTTGATAAAGGTGCTTCTAGGGGACCTGAGAATTCGAGAACATTATTTTTAAATAATGAATTTAAGTGGGATAGACCAAAACAGCCTCCAATATTTTTAGGATTTCATCGTTTAGCTATTAATGGTGTAAATGATGAAAACTCTAATCAACCATTCTTGATTGATGATATTTATCTAATTTGTAATGGAGAAATATATAACTGGAAAAAATTATATTCTATGATGGGACTAACCGGAAAAAGTAATTCAGATTGTGAAGTTATTATTCATTTATACAAAAAATATGGTATTGAACAAACTTTATTAATGTTAGATGGTGTATTTGCTTTTGTTTTAATTGATAATAATATCAATGAAATATTCATTTCTAGAGATTTATATGGTGTAAGACCTTTATTTATTAGAAAATTTAAAAAAAGTTGGGGCTTTGCTTCCGAATTGAAACAGTTAATTGATTTTCCAGATGATAATATGGATGTTAAACAATTTCAACCCGGCACATATTCTCAATATAAGTATTCTGAAATATCTAATTGGTCTTCAACTGAATATGTTTTTAACGAAATAAATGCCAATAAAAGATATCGCACAAATACTCCCATATGCAATTCATCTTTTTCATCACTAACAATTGATGATTATTGTAAACAAATTAATGAAAGTTTGACCGAAGCTGTTCGTAAACGAGTAAATAATACTGAGCGCGAAATAGCCTGTCTTTTATCGGGTGGTCTTGATAGTAGTTTGATAACCGCTTTAGTTAAAAAAATGAATCCTGATAAAATATTAACTACTTGGAGTATTGGTTTACGGGGGTCTGAAGATTTGAAATATGCTAAGATAGTGGCTGACCATTTGGGAACTGCTCACCATGAAATAATTATATCAGAAGAAGAATTTTTATCTTGTTTTGAAAGCGTTATTTATGCTATTGAAAGTTATGATACAACAACGGTTCGAGCTAGTATTGGAAATTGGTTAATTTCTAGTTTTATTAAAGAAAATTCAAACTGTAAAGTTGTTTTTAATGGAGATGGGTCTGATGAAGTATGTGGTGGATATATGTATTTTCATTGTGCACCAGATAGTATTCATTTTGATAAAGAATGTAAAAAATTATTAAATGAAATTCATTGGTTTGATGTATTGCGGTCTGATAGAAGTATTTCATCGCAAGGATTAGAAGCAAGAACACCATTTTTAGACCCAAATTTTGTTTCTACATATATGAGCATACCGGCAGATATTCGCAATCATTCCAAGAATAATCAATGTGAAAAATATCTTCTGCGTAAGGCATTTGATAATGGTTTATTACCAAAAGAAGTATTGTGGAGAACAAAAGAAGCATTTAGTGATGGAGTAAGTTCTCAAGAAAAACCATGGTTTGAAGTTATACAAGACTTTATTAAAAATAATATATTTAATAACAATGAAAAATTGGTTTTTACACAACAAAAATATTATAAACATAATACACCTAAAACATTAGAACAACTACATTACAGAATGGTATTTGAAACTTATTTTCATAAAAATGTTGCTGATATCATTCCAAAATTTTGGATGCCTAATTTTGTAAACGCAACTGATGCAAGTGCTAGAACTTTAGATGTATACAATACACAGCTAAAGAAAACAGAAGAAAAAGAAGAAAGTAATTGTTTGTGATTAAATTCTATGATAATTTTGTTTCATTGTTTTTTTTCGTGTTTGATTTTTTTTTACATATTTTTTTTTTATTGTTTCTCTATTATTTGAAGTTTCAATAAAATGTTTAATTTGTTTTTCTATTTTTTTTCCTTTTATCTTAAATGATTTATTATTTGGTTTACACTCATCGCTATTTTTAATATTTTTAATATACATTTTTGATATATTAAACTTATCTTTAAAAGGTAAATCTATTTTATTAACATATCTACGAAACATGTGTTCGCGATTGAATCTAAAATTATATGGAGTTACATGTAAATATGTTAATTGTGGGTTCATCATTTTTGGAAAAAAACTATCGTCTAAAAATATAATTTTATCTCTTTTTTTTAAATGACCACATCGCAATAAATCGAAATACTTTTTATCATAACCTGTTCTATGTTTTTCTATGATTTGACCATCTACTTTCCACGCACAAATTGTTCTATCAAATAATTTATAATTAATACTCTTTTCAATATACGATTTTATACGATTTGCCCACATTCTACAACCGGTATTGTTAGTATATATAATTATTTTTATTTTTTCTTTATTATTTTTTTTATTATATTCCTTCATCCGATGTAAGTATCTAAATATGTTAAATATATTTGGTCTAAATACTTCTGGGAATATATCCAATATTTTAAAAAAATGTTTTTTTGTAATATCTTTTCCAAAATATCTTTTTAATTTCCAATCCAATTCAGATATTTGCATGAAATGTCCTATGGTTTCATCTAAATCAAATACAATAACTTTTGTCATTAATATATATCTAGATTATTTAATAGTGAATAATTTTATTATAATAATTATAAAATACGATTTAAATATATAACCGTAATTCAACCACTTTGGTACAAATGATACATTATTTTCTAACGAATTTAAAAATAAACAACCTTCATAATAATACCTTGTAAATAATGTTATTATTAGAACTATGAAACAAAATAAATTCAATAAATAATTAAACGAAAAGAACACAATATAAGTCATACATAATCCAAATATTGAATGAGATAATTCTACCAACATTGGTTTGTTTGTTTTTAAACTAAATAATAATAAGAATTGACCATATAATGCTAAATATATTATTGTTCTATCCCTTAAGTTATTTAATTTTAATGCTAGAAATAATTCGAAAATGATAAGAATACCTGTTACCGTTATTAAAATAAATTTTGTTTTTGAACAATTTTTTTTTGAAATATCATTATTTGAAATATCATTATTTGAAATATCATTATTTGAAATATCATTATTTGAAATATCATTATTTGAAATATCATTATTTGAAATATCATTATTTGAAATATCATTATTTGAAATATCAATCACATTTAACTGTATCATTATATTTACTCATGCAATTTTTTTTTAATAAAACATACGAGTAAAGCCAACCCATGGCAATTAAAGGATATAAAGTCATAAATAATTTTTCTTGTAGTAGTGTTTTATCAAGATTATATTCATTATATGATAAATATGTTATATAAAATATCCTTAAAACACTATATACTGCAAATTGTATCTTTTCACAAAATGATTGAATATTCCTTTGGAAACTAGTTTTATTCGGTGTTTTGATATAATGATATACAACGTTGCTAGGTATATTTGATATTTCCGCCCAAAATAATACGGCTGGAACATAACCATTATTTGGCTTATTAATAATGTATATGGTTGAAAATAAATGATGATAAACCAATATTATCTTTATGAGTTTTATTTCTCTATTCTTTATTAAAAAAAGTAAGTCATTTATAAAATATCCAGTGGAATTCAAAATAAATAAATTATCAGCTAATTCATTATTATAATTATTAAGTATATATATAATTATCGTAAATATAATATGAATACCTGAGCTATAATTATTACTTATTTTTTTATCATATCTTAACTCTAATTCATGTTGTATTAAATTATAAAAAATTAAACCACATAAAGGTAAAAAATACATATTATAATTATATTTGTGATTGAGTTTTTAAATATATTCAGAATATAATTAAAAACTATATAGAAATATGGTAACGAATTATTTTAATAATGCATAAACGTCGTAATAACAAAATCTATAAAAAGAAGCAAAAGAAACAAAAGAAGCAAAAGAAGCAAAAGAATAAATATAAGAAGAAAAATATACCAAAAGCAATTAGAGAACAATGTTGGATACAAAATTTTGGAGAAAAATTTAAATCTGAATGTTATGTTCATTGGTGTAAAAACGATATTAATGTGTTTGATTTTCATGTAGGGCATGACCAACCAGAATCAAAAGGTGGTGCATTAGCCGTTTCAAATTTAAAACCTATTTGCGCTCGTTGTAACTTAAGTATGAGTAATAATTACTCAATACAAGAATGGAGCGACTTACAGGGTCAAAATGAATGTTGTATTATTTCTTAGATGTTTTAACTTTTAATGGTTGAATTGCAAGCAGTGTTTGAATTTTTTTAGATAAAGATGGTGCGTTTAATCCCAAACTAACACCAACAGTTGTTGCTGTAATAATTGAATCCGTATTTATAAAACGCAATTTTTCATTATGAACATATTCGATAATTGGATAAAATATAAATCCTTGATATAAAAATAATATAATACTAATAAATAATAATTGTGCTAAAATTTCTAATAAAATAATTATACTTTGAGTAGTTTTATTATATCTTGGAAATATTTGATTTCCTACTTTACTAACAATTACAGTTCCCAATACCCACAATGTTATCATTAAAAATATAGATAACCAATCAAAATCTGGTATAGCTAATGATTGGTCTTTATATGTTTTATTTGGTAGATTAAATCCACGCTGTAATACAGCATTATTTGCCATGTATATATTTAAACTATAAAATAAACTATTTTAAAATATAATTATTTTTTATTTAAATAATCTAAAACTTTTAATAAAATTTCTTCTTGTGTATTTAATTTTTGAAATATAATCACTTCGTCGAATTTTACTTGAAATATAAATCCACGATTATTACGACAAACAATTTTAACTGAATCTTTTGTATACACGTAATCAGAAAAAAAAGCACCATTTGTTAGAAATATTTTATTTGGATTTTTTAATGATATCCATCTTATATAATTCCCAAATTGCAAATCACTTAAATCACTACAATATCTATATTTTTTTAATTTTTTATGAAATTGTTTTAATATATTTCTTTCTAAATTTATTTTTTGTAAAATATTGTTTTTATGTTCCATAATTAATGGCGTTGTTAAATTCATGATTGAACTATTTTCTACATTTTCCATTGATTCTAATAATTTATCAACGTTTTTTTCATATATTTCTTTATCATTATCAGTCATAATATAATATATAAATATTATTTTTTAAACCATTACTAAAAATTAAAAAGTGCAAAAAAACTCACTTTTTTTGCACTTTTTTTTTGTCTATTTTTGAACTTTTTTTTGATCAAAATTATTTACCTTATTTTCAAATGTTAACCCCCTAAAAAACAATAATTATTTAATTTGTATAAATACATAAAAAAAAGTTTGAGAAAAAAAACTCAAAAGTATTTTGGGAATTTTCAAAAAAAGCAAAAAAAAAGTGGCAAATTTCAGAAATCCGAAAAAAGTTTTTCAAATTTTTTCTCAAACTTTTTTTTATGTATTTATACAAATTAAATAATTATTGTTTTTTACTCGATTAACATTTAAAATTGACCTAAAAAAGTTTGCTCCATTTTTTGCTGAAAAATGGTGAAAAATCGTGAAAAACACTAAAATATAGTAAAAAAAAAGGATTTAGGGGTTTTTTTGTTATCCATTTATATACATGAAAATGGATAATTTTTGGGGTAAAAAAAATGACGATAATTTAGCAGTTGTTGAAAATGACTGTAACCAAACCATAAATATTAAAAAAAAAAAATCGATTTGTGATGATAAATCAAAATGGATAACAATGGATAACGAGACCGTTATTTTCGATGGGTCTGAATATATTTGCATGAAATGTCGTTTCAGCACAAAAAATTTAAAGGATTTTAGACGACACCTAAACACTAAAAAACACAAAAAAAAACCCCAAAAAAAACCCCTTACCATAAATAAAAAAAAATTTATATGTTTGTGTGGTAAAAAGTATAAGTTTCGGTCGGGTTTATCTAAACATAAGTTAAAATGTGAAAAATACATCGAAAATGGAAAGAAAAAAAAGAAAGCAAAAAAAATGGAAAAAAACGACAATTCTCGCGACAGTTTTGTCCAAAAAATAGAAAAAAATGAGTTTTTTTATAAAAAAAAAATAATTTTAGAGAAAAATGTCACTGACAGCATGTATAGTAAGGACGAAAATACACACGTATATAAATTAAATGATATATGTATTCAATCCACATCTGTTACAAAAGGTGATTTAGAAAAAATAATGGAACAAACTTTTACACAAAATAATAATATCACAAAATTATTGGAACAAAATGCTGTTTTGATTGAAAAAATGAGCACAATGAAAAATGCTACAAATATTTCATATCAAAATTGTGGAAATAAGAAAATGACAATTAATGTTTATTTGAATGAAAAATGTAAGGATGCTATGAATCTATCTGATTTTGTTAATAATTTACCAATTTCTTTAGATGATTTATTATATACACAACAACATGGTTATGCTGAAGGTATTAGTAATATTTTTGTGAAACATTTGCAAGATTTAACACCTCATAAAAGACCCATTCATTGTTGTAACAAAAAAAGCATGCAATTCTATGTGCGTGATGAAAATAAGTGGTTAAAAGATAAAGAAAATAAAAAAATAGATAAATCAATACAAGATTTAACTGTTAAACAAATAAAACATTTAAAGGAATGGGAGGTTAAAAATCCAAATTATTTAAAAGACGAAAAATTACTTAGTCAATGGCAACAATTGGTTCATGAAATAATGGGTCCATCTGATGATAATACAAGAGAAAAAGACAAAGAAATGATTATAAAAAAATTAGGAAAAACGGTAAAATTTAAGGAGAATTTAATAATTAAAGATATTAAAATTTAATATGTTCCATATCTAAAACTATCATATTATTTGGTTTAATAACAGAATGATTTGTATAATATGTATATGGATTAACAATACAAGTCATAATAATTTTTTTTTTATAAGCTTTCTGCAATTGTTCGAATCCTTGAAAAATATCTAAATCTAATGGACATTCATGTAATATTTCATAATTATTTTCAATCAATTTTTCATTCATTTCTTTTATCAAATGTGTTTTTCCATTTCCACCAGAACCAACCAACAATATAATTTCAATATTATTATCAATAATTACATTTAATGTATGTTTTATAAAATTATAATCACGAATCGCAATATCGCGCTTAGCTATTTCCTCCGTAACAAGACTAGACATATTTTTAAATTTTTAATATAAAAATAAAAAAATATCAATTTAAATATGGTGACATCTTTCAAATACTAAATTTTCATCTAGAAAAATATTAAATTAAAAACTAGAGAATGCACCGAAACCAGCATTTGCTGCCATTGGTTCAGCTAACAAACCACCACCCATCATACCCATATCAGGACTTCCCTGTTGTCCACCGGTGCCTACTGCATTATTTTGTTGTTGACCGGTTTGAACTTGTTGAACAACTTGTGATAATGCACCCGTTCCCATTTGTTGGTGAGTATTTACGTAATCAGCGCGACTAGCTTGATGTGTTGCTTGTGGTGCTTGTAAAGGATTTCCTGAAATAGGTTGAGAAACCTTAACTACAGCAGAATCGTCATTTTTTTCAGGTTTTTTTGGGTTTTCACCATTCCATGCTCCCAATAATCTATTATAAACATGATTAATTTTCTTTCCATTTTCGCTGTTAAGTCCACTAAATACAATAATTAATACAACATTCATAAAATTTATTTCACTTAAATTATTTCCGCTAAATGTTGGAATAAAAGTTACAATTCTATGTATAATAAAAACACCAAGAAGAAGTGAAATAACTTGCATAACAACTTCTCCTAAAAGTTCAATATTGCCCTTAGATTCATTAAAATCTGGAATAACACCATTAATTGTTCTATTTAATATATATATTGGGACAATAACTATAACTAAATATTGTAATAAATTTGATAATTCACTCTTGGTTTCTGTATCAAATCTAGTAACATGTTGAATAAAACCATTTGAATTTTTAGATACATTTTGTAAATTATTTCCACCAATTTGTTCACTAAGATTTAATGCCATTATATGATTTATAATAAGAAATTAAATTATTAAAACGGTTTTAAAAAAATGTTGTATATTAAATATATAATGAATATTTTACTCAGAAATAAAAACCGTTCGCAAATTAAATTCACACGGCAAGTCAGTTGGACAAATACAAAACAAGAAAGAAAGACGAGACGAAGTTGGGTTACTACTAAACAAAAATCAACATCATTATTTTCAAATGATATAACTAAATCATATTGTATAAATAAAAAAGTTATACATCCCGAATTACAATATCTAAATTTAGTAAATGATATTATAAAAAATGGTGTAAAAGATGAGACTAGGAATGGTGTAACTAAATCAATTATTGGTGCACAAATGAAATTTCCGTTAAGTGCTAATCAAATACCATTATTAACAACAAAGAAGATGGCTTGGGAATCATGTTTAAAAGAATTGTTATGGTTTATATCAGGTGATACTGATAATAAAACATTAAAACAACAGGGCGTTTCAATTTGGAATGACAATGGTTCCCGAAAATTTTTGGATTCTAGATATTTAAATCATTATAGGGAAGATGATTTGGGACCAATATACGGATATCAATGGAGATTTTACAATTCACATTATGTTCCATTACATATGTTTCCACATACAAAAATAAATGATGTTAAACATAAATTTAATAATGGGATTGACCAATTGGTCAATATTATTCAACAATTAAAAGACCCTAAATTAAGGTCTAGTAGACGAATGATAATGACGGCGTGGAATCCCGAACAATTAGATCAAATGGCATTGCCACCATGCCATGTATTATCACAATTTCATGTTCTTAATAATAAATTATATTGCTCAATGTATCAACGAAGTGGTGATGTTGGTTTAGGAATACCGTTTAATATAGCATCATATTCATTTTTAACAATATTGTTAGCTCATCATTGTGGGTTAGAACCAGGTGAATTTATACATTTTATAGGTAATGCTCATATTTATGAAGAACATGAAGATAAATTGCAACAACAAATACAACGAAAACCAAAAGAGTTTCCCACTTGTGATATAACAAATATTTATAACGATATAAATGATTATTCTTTTTCAGATTTTAATATAAAAAATTATAAATATGAGTCTGCTATTAAAATGAAAATGATTGCTTAATGTTTTTACGTAAAATATATATTAAATAAGTATTATTTATATAATATAAATGAGTCGATTTGATAGAAGACTTGCACGAAATGCATTTTCACCTAGACCTGCAACAGCAAATTGTAAATTACCTGGAAATAATGCAAAAGGTATGCAGATAGAAATTAATAATCAAAAAGAAACAACAACAAAAATGATTATAGAAGATGTTTCAACGAAAAATGAAAAAATTTTGGAAAAATTATCAAGATGTAGTAACGGAACAGAAAGAATATTATTAAATCATGAATTAAGATTGAATACTATTGAATTAAATGTTGATTGTTTGAATAATTTTGATATGAATGAATTAGATGTGAAAAATAGATTGGCTAATCAAGAACAAGAGATTGCAACTTTAAAAGGTCTAATTGTTAATTTAGAAAAACAAGTAAGTAATTTACTTATTAATCCAAATATTAACATTGTAAATGATGTAGATAATACTGAAAATAATGAAATAAGAAAGCAAGTAACAATTGATATTACCGAAAAGGTTGTTAAATCTGATAAAGTAGTAGAAGCTGAAAAAGCAGTAGAAGCTGAAAAGGCAGAAGAAGTTGAAGATAGTTCTCCAACATTTGAATAAATAAATTGATATTTTTAATTTTTAATTTAGAATTAAAAATTAAAAATGAATTGCTCCATCAACAATGAAATTAAAATGTTGAAATTTTCAACAATATTTCAATATCTTAAAAATATTACAGAAGAAATTAATTTGAAATTTACAAAAAAAGGATTATATACACAAGGATTAGGAATCAATCATGTTTGTTTGGTAGAATTTAATATTGAACATTCTTGGTTTTCGTCATATATGTGCGATAAAGATTGTATTTTAGGAATAAATTGTGAAGTGTTTTATTCGATTTTGACATGTTTAGAAAAACAGAATACCTTTGAAATGACATATGGTGAGAATGCAGACACATTAAATATAATTATTACATGTGATAAAGTAATTAAAAACTTTGAAATGAAATTGTTAGTTATTGAAAGTAATAGTTTTGATATACCTAAAATAGATTATACTTCTGATATAATCATAAATTCAAAATCATTTTATGATTATATTAATCAATTGGCTATTTTTGGAAATAATTTATTAATAACTTGTGATGGGAAAGATAATGATAATGTTAAATTAGAAACATCAGGTGATAATGGAAAAATGGAATTAGTAATTGATGATGATTATATGGAAGAATATTCAGTTGAAGAAAATGTTATATTGAAATTAAATTATGCAATGGAATATATAAAAAAAATGACAAATTTTGTAAAATTAAATAAAAATATTGCACTTCACTTAACGGAAGAAGCCCCCCTTAAAATGAAATATGCTTTATGTGATGAGGTTGACAATAATTATTTAAATATTTATTTAGCACCAAAGATTGACGATTAATAAGGTAAAAATCCAATATTCCTTTCTAAAAATAGTTTAGTAATGAAAATATTTTTAACTGTTATTATTTTCAGCGTTGTCCTTTTTTTATATATTCATATGCATTTTCATCTTAATACAAGTGATGATTTAGAAGTATACACGATAGAAAACGTATCAAAAGATAGATTGGAAGAAATTTGTAATTTAAAACAACCTGTATTATTCGAATATAATAATGAAAATTTGTTAGAAACTGTGAATATTGGGCGAATGGAAGAACTTTATGGTGCTTTTGATGTAAATTTTAGAAATATAACAAAAAAAGATAATGAAAGTGAAGTATATTTGCCTATATTATTAAACGAAGTTGTAAAATTATTTCAAAATAAATTAAACAATAAAATAATCATAGAAAATAATAATGAATTTCTAAGTGAGACAGGTTTAATGAAAATTTTCAGATACAATGACTCGTTTTTGAGACCACCATTAGTTTCAATATGTAAATATGATTTTATGTCTGGTAGCGAAGAATCATATACACCTTTAAGATATAACATTAATCATAGAAATTATTATTTAGTAACTAGTGGTTCGATTAAATTAAAACTAATACCTCCTTCAAATGGGAAATATTTACAAAAAGAAAATGATTATGATATCTTTGAATTTGGTTCACCAGTAGACCCATGGGATATACAGGATATATATAAACCTGAATTTGATAAAGTAAAGGTATTGGATTTGGAATTAAGAAAGGGACAAATCATTAATATTCCACCTTATTGGTGGTATTCTATAAAATATGAAAAGGTGTCCAGTATTTGTGTATTTAAGTATAGAACGTATATGAGCACGGTGTCTATATTGCCAAATTTATTAATGGGATTGTTACAACAACAAAATATTAAACGCGAAATCGCTAATAAAATTTCATTTGAATAATTATATTTCAAACAATCTTCTTTTTAAAAAAGAATTTTCATCGTTTAATGAAAAAAAGGCTGTGGCGTCTGTTATGTGTCTGATAACATTATGTATATTTTTTTTTGTTACTTTATAAATAGTTCCATAGTTTGATATTAATTTAACACAATCATCTTCAATAATATTATTTATTATCCTACGCATTTCCCATTTTTTCTCATTTTCTTGTTTACATAATGACCAATAACATTTATTATTTGAACAATCTCGTGATATACTTTCATACATTTTAGATGGATTGATAGTATATTTACCTAAAGGAGCAGTTTTTGTAATTGGTATTTTTTCAATAAAACTATCACTCCAACCTAAAAATTTCACATCATAGTAACGAATATAATTAACCGTTAATTGATTATTTTCTAATCTTGTTTGTCTTTCTATACTTGATTTAATAATAATTGCTGGACACCAACCCTTTATATAATCATATGCATCAATATAATCTCCTTTATCCCAAACACATTTACATACAGATTTTTCATACCATTTATGTAAGTGAAATATATTCCATTTTTTAAAATAACTGTCATTTTCTCGTATATGTTTAATATATTGATTATTATCTTCTTTAATCATGATAATTCTATCTTTAAATAATTTATATCGTTTTAAAATTTGACTATTCATTATATTTATAGTAATTTCTTTAGAAATACATAAATATTTATTATGTTTTTTTGAAAAAAGAATAAAATCATAAATAATTTCATTTACATCTTGGGGGAGATAAATTATCATATATATTATATATTTTTAAAAAATAAAATTGATTAAAATAAATACTAAATTAAGTAAGGTAAATTAAGATTATGGTAAATCATTATAAAATTTATATCATAGGACGCGATTATAACGAATATGATATATATGATTCACATACTATGAAAAAACTAGAAAATCCGCCAAAAATCAATCCAATCACTTCGAAAATAATGAATGGTGATATTTTTGAAATAAAAAATAACAATGTTGAATTAATACATTCACCCATGCGCAAAGCCAAATTTATATCTGGTGTATTAGTTTTATCTGGGAATAAAACATATGGGAAATTTAAAAATAAATATTTTTACAGATGTATCCCAGATGATAAACGATTGCCAGAATTCGTAATACCTTATAAAGTAAAGATAAAATTTAGAAAAAATCAAGATAATAAATATGTGGTATTTAAATTCTCATCATGGAGAAAAAAACACCCCGTTGGAATATTGATAAATACAATTGGAAATGTTAGCGAAATAGCTAGTTTTTATGAGTATCAAATGTATTGTAATAGTTTATATGCGTCAATTGCAAATTTAAATGCAAAAACAAATCAAATGTTAAAATTGCATGATGTAGAATTTTATACAAATAAAATTATGAGTAAAAATACAATTCAAGATAGAAGAGATTGGGAAATAGTTACGATAGATTCATTGGCATCAAAAGATTTAGATGATGCATTGGGATTTAAACATATTAATGAAGAAGAAACGATTATGAGTATTTATATTTCAAATATTGTGTTTTGGATGGATATTTTAGATTTATGGGAATCGTTTGCAGATAGAATAGCAACAATATATTTACCAGATAGAAAACGCCCAATGATGCCTACTAAATTATCAGATGACATTTGTAGCTTATTGGAAGGAAAACCTAGATTTGCATTCACCCTGGATATTAAAATTAATAGAAAAACTGGAAAAATAATTTCATATAGTTATTGTAATTCTTTTATAATTGTTAATAAAAATTTGAGGCATAAAACAGAAGAATTGGAAAATAGTTTTATTTATAATGAATTAGTTCAAATATCTAATAAAATGAATAAAAAGAAAATATATTTGGATAGTGTTGTAAACTCACATGAAGTTGTATCATATTTTATGGTTCTTATGAATTATTTGACTGCACTTAAAATGAAGGAACATTCTGCCGGTATATACAGATTTACAAAATCTAATAAGAATTATAAAGCTCCTGATAATGCTCCAGTAAAAATAAAAAAATTCTTAAAAATATGGCATTCAATGGGTGGTCAATATTGTAAATTTGAAAATGTTGCTGAACACGAAATGTTAAACCTAGAGGCTTATTTACATATTACTAGTCCAAATCGAAGATTGGTTGACTTATTAAATATGGTTGTTTATCAAGATTTATTTGATATCGTAAAATTTACAGATAAATCAAAGGCATTTTATGATAAATGGTATACAAATGATTCAATAGAATATATTAATACAACCATGAAATCTATTAGAAAAGTGCAAAATGATTGTTCTCTTTTAAATATTTGTTATAAAGATAAGAATTTAACAAAGACTATAGTCAATGGATATATCTTTGATAAATTGCAACGAAATGATAATTTATATCAATATATTGTTTATATACCTAGTTTAAAGATGACAAATCGTCTGGTGTCTACAAAAGATTTGGAAAATTTATGTAATTATAATTTTAAAATTTATATATTCATGGATGAAATTCATCTAAAACAGAAAATCAGATTACTATTGGTTGAATAAAATATTGAGAAATAATTGTTAAATATATATTTTTTTTATATTTAGTTTTATTATAAATGATTAGTAGAAAAAAGGATGAAATTGAATTAGTTTGGCATGGACAACAAGAAAATATTTTGAAAAAATGGGGAGAGATTGGTTCATCATATCGTTTTATGCATGATAGAGCTTATTTAAAATTTGAAGCACAGAATTTACGATTTGCTTTACCGGTTATTGTTTTGAGTACTATTACAGGGACTGCTAATTTTGCACAAGCATCATTTCCAGAATCATGGCAGACATATGTTCCATTATTCGCCGGATTTCTTAACTTGTCCGCTGGTTTAATTACTACAATAGCCCAATTTTTACGTGTTTCTGAATTGTTAGAGGGTCATCGCGCGGCCAGTATAGCTTATTCAAAATTCTCTCGAAATATTTCAGTAGAATTATCGTTGCCTAAAGATGAAAGAAGTTGTAGTGGTCGTGAGTTTGTTTCGAAGTGTAGAATGGAATTAGACCGGTTAATTGAACAGAGTCCAAATATACCTTTGGCAATAGTAAAATTATTTGGTAAAAAATTTCAGCAAAATTCTTTTGTTAAACCTGATATTTTAGAAATATCTGATGTAGAAGTATATAAAGATTCAGATAAGGCAAAAATGTTGAAACAACAATATGAACATGAAGTAAAAACGAAAGAATTAGAATTGATAAGAAGCAAAGCAGAATATGAACAATCTCTTGTTAAAAAAATTAGAGAAGAAGAGATTAAAAGACATGCGGATTTTGATAAAAAATTGCAAGTTAAATTACACGAAGCAAAATCAGCTTTTGAAAGTAATCAAAAATTACGTGTTGCTGAAAATAAACTTAATAAAAAGAAAAAGGTGGGTATATCTACAATTTCTAAAAGTATGAGTTCTTTAATTAAAAAATTAGAAGTAGCGCAACAAGCAAATGATATTATTACACCAGAATCAAGCGACGTTGATAGCGCTTACAGCGATACTCCCATTACACCAATATATGTTGAAAATGAGAAAATTTCTCACAGTGAGAAACTTGAAATAATCATTGAAGATAAGAATGATGACACGCCCGGTGATAAGAATGATGACACGCCCGGTGATAAGAATGATGACACGCCCGGTGATAAGAATGATGAAGATACTGTCATAGATATATCAAATAACTCAAGCTAATTTTATTTTAATTCTCCAAACTTTTTCTATCAATTTCATTGTTTTATCATTATCATCAAATTCAACATGTATATTATCTGCAAACATTGATTTTAACATATCGTATTGTGAATTATCTGATAATTTTTGACCCAATGTATTATCCAATTCAATATTACATTTCATTTTAATAAATAAACTAATATAATCTCCCGGACAAAATGGTAGATTATATTCAGTATCAACTTCCTCATTTAAAAATCTACTAGGCATATTATTTTTCATTTGCGTTACAATACTTTTGCATATCGTATTAATATTAAAACTTGACGTATTTAAATTATTAATTAATGCATTTATAAATTGCGTTTGAATATTACTTGAATTCAATTTATGAATAATTGCGGATTCATTACTTATAAATGCTTGTGAAAAAGGATGACCGATAAGTGTATCGGCTATATATTGTATATATGCATTCGCTAAATTAGTTTCACTCGGAGAATGTCCGGAATTGAACGTTGAATTATGGATTGTTATTTTTGTATTTTCTAAATCATATTTTAAACTATCGACTAAGAGCGTTTTATTAATTAGGTCATATTTAAATGTATAATTTTCATTATTATTTTTATATGAAATAGCGGATCTTAAATAATTTGCTTGAGTTAATGTTGCTTCCATTATAAAATTATATGAAGAATCTAGTTTGTTCGTATAATTTTGTGAATTATCTAAAACAACGCCACTACTATCTAAATATACTGGTAAAAATACATGTGGTTCGTTGTTACTTATATCATCGCAATTGCTACAATCTTGATGAATACTCATAATAAATAATTAACATAAATTATTTATTAAAATAAAACGATTATATAATAATATCTTTATTTAAATCAACAAAGACAGCATCGCCATTATCTGAAGTATCTGAATCATAAAGATAATCATTTATTTCAATAAATGTATTATTCAATGATATATCATTTTCATATATATTACCCGATATATTACCCGATATATCATTATTTGATAAATGATTTAATAGTGCACTATTTTGTTGAATTATTTCATTTGTTATTGCAATATTTCTAGGCGAATCTATCATACCAGTTAATTCATTCATATATAAATTGTTCATTTTAACATTATAATGAATACCCTGATTTACATAGAATTTAAAAATATCTTTTATATCTTTTTGCTCTTCTTCGGATAATTTCGATTTATTTATCATAATAATATTTTTAAGCGTTCCATATAAGCGATTATTTTGAATTGTTTGCCAACATCTTTCTTTTTCCATAACTTGTATATTTGACCTCAATTTATCTAACTGAACACTTAACCTTCGTTGTTTTATACCGTCAAATTTTTCATTTAGAATATTTAATTTATTTTTTTTTTCTTTAAAATAATTTGCAAAAATTTCTTTTTCTATATTATTTTTTAATGATATACCATAATCTTCATCATCAATATCATTTGCCCAATATCTTAAAGCTTGTAAATTTTGTTGTGATATATTGCAACAACGTAATAAAAATGGAATTTTATTCATTTTAAAGTTTTTATCTAAATATTCTCTCAGATGATTTTTTGTGGATTTTAATCCCAATCGAATAAAATATATTAAAAAATATAAACTAATACCACCATTTATCAATATTAGAATAACAATTAATATGTCTTCAAATGTGCCTAATTGATATCCCGAGTCAATTGTTCCAAAAAATAATCCTGTGCTCAATGTCATAACCAACGATAATAAACTAATACTTTCAAGTCTATTACATATTAATCCATAACTAGTAATTGTATCATATGGTCTTAAAAATACATGTAAGAAAAATGATATTTGAATTAATAATGATGCGGCTATAATTTGATACCTAGGATAACTTTTTAAAAACACTGAGAGAAGAATTAATCCAGCTTTTTTACCCATGATGATGAATTCATAATACCAGCGGTTTTCTCTATATCCAAGAAATAAAAAGGATAGCGGTGTTGAACCATCATATCTATTTTGCATATCATATAAACGATATCTGTAATTATATAATAGTTTAAATCCTAAAAGTGGAATACCTAAACCATATAAAATTAATGATACGTATGCAACTGTTAAGTAAGTATAATGTTTACTATCATAACAAATAACAGAATAATCTTTTACCAAATAATATTGTTCTCCAATTTTTTCACAATTTAATACTTCTAATGTTTTTGTAACAATCGTTGGCCAACTTAAAAATGTCCCGACAACAATAGCTGTTTTCTCCCAAGCAATGAAAAATTTAAAACAAGAAGGATTATTTTTCTCATATGCTTCTAATTCTATTTGACTCTTTACGGTTCTCATTCTTTTTATTTTTGCTTTCTTTCTTTTACAGTAACATAATGATATAAAAAAGATAAATATTGTTACACCTATAATATAAAATAAAGGCAATATAAGATAAACTAATAATTTATCATAATAAGACCAACCTATAGCACAATCAGATGAATAAAAACTAACTCGAGGTGAAGAAAATTCTTTTGCTCTTTCAAATAAATATCTTATAAGGGTTGGCCAATTGATTTGAAATGAACTTGCTAGGGAAAATACTTGAGCATAATTCATGAAAATTTTGACTACACCATTAACTTCTTCTTTTTTATTATTAGCTGGGTTAGCAGTCTTAATAAGAAATATTATAATAATGACTGAAACGATTGGTATGATAATTGTTAAACTAATAGTTCTACCTTTATCTTCTGGGCATTTTAAACAAACACCATCATCCTTTGCCCAACCTTTTTCACATACGTTACACAATGGACCTTTAAATCCTTCGTTGCATAAATCATCAGATGAATTTTTTATAATACCACCCTTACATGCAAATCGTGTTTTACATTTATATATATCAATAGCTAAATCTGAATATCTCCAATAATGTTTTTTAATATTAATTGTTTTAATATTTGTGTCTATTTTACAAGTAAAAGTATTATTGCAATCAATACAATTTAAATCATTATTGTAGTTTGTATTATATTTATTCGTAGAACAGACACAATCTGTTTTATTCGAATTTTGTTCTGAATTAACAGGGCAATTTTTACATATATAACTTGAAATATTTGCTGTAAATTTTCCTTCTGGACACTCTAGGCAATTGGGTGAGCCGGTTTGAATATTATATTTCCCAGTTTCGCATGGTAAACAGTAAATACTACCATCTATAGAATATCTACCAGTAGAACATTCCTTACAATCATTTACACTAGGTAAACCAGCATTCTCATTAAATAATCCTGCTGGACATTTTTTACAAGAACCCAATGAAATCATACCAATCTCATCGCCATAATAACCAGGATTACAACCAATGCATCCCATTGCTGTTGTTTGTCCAATTTTATTGCTCCATGTTCCTCTTCCGCAATTTAAACATTGATTTATATTATTTTTCCCAACTTTATCATTAAATCTTCCAATTGGACATAATTCACAAAAGTTTTTGTAAGTATTGGAATACTTACCTTCGGGACAGATATCACAATCATATCTTTCTAAAATGGATATCCAACCATCGGGGCAAATTACACAGCTTTTTAAAGTATTTTTATACTTACCAGTTTCACATAAGACACAGGATGTATTTAAATGTGCACCTTCAATAATTCCAATTTTGCCATTTTCACATGTTTTACAACTATTTTCAGTAATTTGTCCTTTTAGTGGTTGATATTTTCCTATTTCACATAATATACATTCATCGCTGCTTATAAGACCTATATTAAAACTGTATGTTCCTTTTGGACAATTTGCACATTGTTTTTTATCTAATGCCCATTTTCCGGAATCACATTGGTCGCATTTGTTTTCTATATTATTAGATATCCAACCATCGGGGCAAATTTCACAACTTTTTAATGTTTCTTTATATTTTCCGACCCCACATAAAACACATGATGTATTGGAATGTGCACCTTGAATAATACCTATTTTACCATTTTCGCATGTTTCACAACTACTTTCAGTAATTTGTGATATGAGTGTTTGATATTTTCCAATGCTACATGCTACACATTCATCACTACTAGTGAGTCCTGTATTAAAACTATATGTTCCTCTTGGACAATCAATGCATTGTTTTTTATCTAATGCCCATTTTCCGGAATCACATTGGTCGCATTTGTTTTCTATATTATTAGATATCCAACCATCGGGGCAAATTTCACAACTTTTTAATGTTTCTTTATATTTTCCGACTTCACATGAAACACAATATTTTTTAGAATACGCACCTTCAATAATACCTATCTTACCATTTTCACATGTTTTACAACTATTCACTGTAATTTGTCCTGTATTTGATTGATATTTTCCAATGTCACAAGATATGCATTCATCACTGCTAGTAAGACCTATATTAAAACTATATGTTCCTTTTGGACAATCAATGCATTGCTTTTTATCCAATGCCCATTTACCTGTGTCACATTGATCGCATTTGTTTTCTATATTATTGGAAACCCAACCATTTGGGCATATTTCACAACTTTTTAATGTTTCTTTATATTTTCCGACTTCACATAAAACACATGATGTATTAGAATGTACACCTTCAACAATTCCTATTTTACCATTTTCACAAATTTTACAATCTAATTCATTAGACAATCCCAATTCGTCATTAAATTTACCAATTGGACATAATTCACATTCATCATCGTTTATTAAACCCAATGAATTACTAAATTTTCCTTTACTACAAGAAATACATTCAACTCTGTTTTTAGCCCATTTACCTATCTCACAAAAATCACAACTAACTTCACCTACATCACTGATTTTACCATCATCACAATTTAAACAATCATCTTTAGTATCAGATGCACTCGTAATCGAATATTTACCTTTTTGACAACTGTTACAATTATCATAACCTTCGAGTTCTATATAATATCCTTGTGGACAATCTAAACAATAAATTGTATGTGAACCTGTTGTAAATTTTCCTTTTTCGCATTTATCACAGAATGTGCTTTCATAATTTTCATTGGCATAACCAGATGTGCAATCAATACATATACCACCAACCGCGTTTGAAAATTTACCGGGTAAACAAATATTACAAGTATTGTTTAAAAATCCACGACCTTTAGAACATCCAAATAAATCATATTCAATTAAATAAGAATGCCATGATTGCGAATTTCCAACTAAATATAATTTACCATCATTTAAATTCATGGAAGAAATATTTGTATTTTGTAAATATTGATAATGGGAATATTGATTATATTGAATAAGAATTTTAAAAAATTCTTCAGTATCCATATCAATTGTCATATCTTTCATATTTATTCTAACTATTCCATTATATTGATGTCTTAATGATTTTATAGCATATATATAACCAGTATTCGTATCTATTTGTATATTTGTAATTACACCCCATTCTGGTGGAAATTTTAAGAAATCAATATCACAATTCGTATTTAATGGTTGTTTATTAAAAGTATAATCCAGTTTATATAATTCACTATTTAATGAACCCGTGATAATATAGATATTTTTATTTTTTGTATCTAATTTTATATCACTTATATAATTTAATCCATCTAATGTTTTTATGGATGTAGTATTATCATTTAAAGGTTGTGTATAATTTATAATTAATACTTTAGCATCATTGTATCCCGTATCTTCTATAAAATATATTTTCTGTAATTCTTCAATTATAAAACATCTTTTAATTTCACGAATATAAGTTTTATATTCTTGAATACTATTATCATCCATATAAAATTCGTTTTCATATCTCATCATGTATGATTTTTGAAATTGTTCCAATAATTCAATTGGCGTTGTTGAAATATTTAATTTCCATATACCACCATACACTGTTCCAAAACCAATCCATAAACTATCTCCTTCTAATAATACATTACATGATGGCGCATTTAAATATTTATATTCATAATAACTACTTGTTGAAAATGGTTCTTTATTATTAAAATTTTTAAAAAGTGTCCTATCTATAAATGAAAAATCAGTTAGATTTATTCTAACAATTGAACTATCTGATTTATAATTTTCATGACAATTGTATTTATTTGATGTTATATAATATAATATATCTAATTCAGTATCAATACCACATGAAATAATATTATCATTTCCTTCGCCACCAATAGCATCTGGATAATTGTTTGTATTTTCACCTATCAATAATGTATTTGTATTACTATTATTTGTGCTATTATATTTTAATATCTCTACATATTTTTTTGTATAACTGCATTTATAGTTTTCTTGAGTAGAATATCCGAAATTAGGATGGTATGATGATGTTACCAAATAATTTAAATTATCATTCTTATTATATTCATTACAACCAAATCCTACAAATGGATGTATTCTGGGATTTTTATTTATTAAATTGGATTCAGGCAATGTTAAGTATTTGAAATTTGATTTATTATTAAATAAATAAGAAATATTATTTGATAAAACATAATTAAACATGTTACATAATAAAATAACATTGAATAACATTGTTTATAATATAATTATTATTAATTTTTTATATTATTTATAATCTTTTTTTATTTTATAATGAAAAAAGATTGTATGAAAATATGCACTATATTTTATATATTTTTTGTGACATATTTAATGATGTTTGGTTTAACAGTTGTTTTTAGTGGTGATTTAAAACATTTAGAAAATGTATTGGATGATAAACAAAAAAATACATATTATAAAATAAAAAAAGAAAGATTAAATCATTTTTATAAAGGATTGGGTGTTGGTAGTTTAATTGGATTATGTATATTATTATCCAATATGAAGGTCACATCTAAATATTGTTTAGCCGGTATTGTATTAATTTTAGCAACTACGATGATTTATTATATTTTGCCAAAATCAGATTATATGATAAGACATTTAAAAACAGAAGAACAAAAAATTGCATGGATGACTGTTCACCGTAATTTTATAAAAAAGAAAATAGCAGGATTTGTTGGTGTAATTGTATTATATTTTTGTGTTCCATTATTTATTTAAAATATTTTTAATTAATATATGTTTTCTAATATTTTAAAAATAAATAATCATAAAGAAAAAAAAAATAATATAATAAAAATAAAATCCAAACAAACTATTTTTGATAAAGATATAAAAGATAAAGTAATTTTATTTACACAATTTTATATTCCAAATAATGAAGAGCGCTATAAAGAAATAAAAGAAACACTAAAAATAAATGTAAATAATAAGTTGATAAATCATATTATTTTAATAAATGAAAGAAAATACACCGAAAAAGAGATGGGTATACATGATAAAAAAATTATACAAATTATTAAAAATGGAAGAATGACATTTGCGGATGTTATTAAAAATATAAAAAAATATTCCAATATTAGAGGATATATCATTGTTTCAAATAGTGATATATTTTTTGATAAAAGTTTAGATAATATTTACAAAAGTAATTTGTTTTCAGAAAAAAAAATATATTCGCAACTCAGGTTAGAATATGATAAAAATAATATAAATAACTATAAATTATTTAATTTAATAGATTGGAGTGCGGATACTTGGATATTTCATACAAATAAAATACAGTATTTTAATAATATTAATGATTTAGATGTTAAATTAGGTAAAGGGGGTATAGATCAAATAATACCTTATTTTTTTTATAAAAATGGTTTTCAAATATACAATGAACCTTTTTTTATTAAAACATATCATAATCATCACAATAATTATAGAACATGGGAAAAAAATGCAGTAATTCCTCCAAAAATGTTATTATGTTCACCTAATTTAAAAAATAAATAATAATATAATAAAATATTATTTATTTTTTTTGATATATTTTGAGTATATATTCTGCATCTTTATAATAATTATTATAAAAACTAGTTTTAAATATAATATTCGATATAACTGTAGAAGATATTTTATTTACAATTTGTCTACAAATTTGAGTATTTGGTGTATATTTAACAAATTTGTCATTATTTGTCATGGTTGTATCAATAGTTTTTCCTACAATTTCTAGTAAATTATTTATATTTGTAATTTTATCAAAAAATGATTTGTAATAAACATTGAAACCGACTGCATTATGAGATTTTAATGATATGAAATTTTCTTCACAGTTATTTTGGTTTTCTTTAAATCTTAAAAAAAAACAATCAAATGCTACATAATCACATTTTTTTAAATTTAATAATTCGTTCCAATATTTTGTAAAATTATTTTTTCTAAATACATCATCTTCCATAATTACAATTGGAAATTTTATATTTTCTTTATTAAACCAAATATATTTTAATATATGCAAATGTGATAATGTAGCTGATGATAATGCTATGAAACGTTTTACAATCAAAAAATCAGACCATTCATCATTAATAAAATCCATATTTTCTTTTTTACTTTTTAAATTAATACAAAATGCATTTAATTTAAAAAGTGGTATTTCTTTATTAATTAATTTTCTATTTAAATAATTTACATTTGCTTTAAATTTATTTTTAGCTACTTTTGTTTTATGGTTATTTTTATGGTTATTTTTATACAAATTTGTATTCAATATATTAGAAAACATATAATATATATATTATAATATTTTTATTATGATTTGACGAAATGTTTATTCATAAATCGTTGGATATTAAAATATGTCAAATCTCCATCATTATCATTTAAATCCAGAAGAGATTTGAGTTCATTATTAGGTTTAATTAATTTTGCATCTGTTGGATTTTGAAGTTTGTTGTTTTGTATATATTGTATAATATATTTGGTTACCTCTGTTCTGGCCATTTCACTGCCTTCTGGCAATTCCATAAATTTACATAAAGCTGGTGAAATTTTTGTTGGCTTTGCAAACCCCGATGGTTGACGATTACCTTTATTTTTATTTCTTTTTAATTCTTTATCTAACTGTTTCATTTTTTTATGAACGCGTTTTTCAGCAAGCTTAATTTGTGATGTAAGAGCTGTCAATTGAATTTTTAAACTAGAAATATTAGTTAGAACTGAAGAGAAAATCTCGTTAATTTCTTCTGAAAAATTTTCATTTTGTTGTGTGTTTTTTTCCGATTTTTTAGATTTTTCTTCATTTGAAGAAATTTTGTTAGATAGCTTTTGTTTTTTCTTTTTATTGTCACTCATTTATATCTTCATTATGAAGACAACGCTTTAAATCAATTTTAAAAAATATTAAAATAGTATTTGAAATAATTATTTATTAAAAAAATATTAAATAATTATAAAATTTTAAATAAGAAATTATTCATGTCCATCCGAAACAACCGAATTAGAAGACTTATTAGCCTCATCTAGAACCCATCTCTGTGCATTGCGGCGAGGATTGTCTCCACGGGAACCACCGCTTCGAGGACCACCGCTTCGAGGACCACCGCTTCGATGACCACCGCTTCGAGGACCACCGCCACGGGGACGGGAATCACGATTACGACCACCATGATTATTGCTCTCTCCATCATTATTTTGTTCGCGCTCTTGGCGATTCAGGAAACGAGTTTCACACATAAGAGGTCCATTTCGCACACCCTTAACATTAACAGCTTGCCACTCATGCTCACTGTTCTCACTCTTAGAAAGGTCAAATTCAACGTATTCACCCTGAACAAGATACTTGTATTGTTCACGGTCAACAGAAACACCTGTGTGATGGACGAAAATGTCCTTACCACTATCTTCAAGTGTAGTTACAAAACCAAAACCAGCTTTGTTATTAAACCACTTCACAATTCCCAGCTGGCGGGAAGATTCATCACCCGCGGGCGTAGCATTAGCATCATTCTGTGACGTACTCATTTTATAATATTATTTGTTGTGAACGCTTTAAATGGTTATAATTAATTTATTTTTTAGTATTCAAATTATTTTGATGTATTAACTATATTATCTTTTATTTTTTCGTGTTCTTTTACCTCCCCTTTTCTTTTTATTTTGTTTTCCTTTTGTTTTTTTATTTTGTTTTCCTTTTGTTTTTTTCTTTTGTTTTCCTTTTGTTTTTTTCTTTTGTTTTCCTTTTGTTTTTTTCTTTTGTTTTCCTTTTCTTTTTTTCTCCCTTTTTCCTTTTGCCATAACAATATCTTCTTCTTCAATTGGAGATAAATTCATTTGTGTAGATGCTCTATTCTCTGTTAAAACATTTTTTCTCGTTGCAGCTCTTTTTGATTTATTTGATATGATTTTTTCACTAATGCTTTTGGACCTCATACTTCTACTAGGGCGACGAGACAAACGTTTTGTTCGAGCTTTTTTTCTTTCAGAAATTGAATGTAGTTCTGCTTTTTTACAAATTTCATTTTTAGCCCAACTTGTAATATCTGTAATACCATTTTGTTTTAATTTTTTTAAAATATTTTTTCGTATTTTCTTTTTTTTACTAGCATTTTCTTCTTCATCATGAGATTCTATTAAATTTTTAATTGTACTACGAAAATCTTTATTTTTTGTATAATAAGTATCACTTGCAGTTTGTTCCATTCTTAACATCATATTTAGTTTTCCTTTTGCATTATTTGGGTCTATATCGGTTTCGTCCATTTCTGCCAATTGTTGCAAATTTTCTGTTCGCAAGTCTGGTGTCCTAGAGAAGAAATCATCTGATGGGTTCGGTCCATTACGTAAATTCAATAATAATTCAATTATTTTATCTAAATATAATTTTTTTTCACGTATTTTATTATTGCGTGAAGATTTTGCTATTTTTGATAAGGTTAATTGTTTAATAGCTTTACTTGTATGCTGACTTGTATATCCGTTATTTTCATTAAAATATAAAAACCATGGGGTGCAATTAAATACTGCAATATGATGTGTATCTCCTAAAATTGTAACTGGTGAAGAAAATTGATTAGCATATTGTTGTGCTTCTGCAACAGTATTCTCAATAGTATTTCCTGGTGATTTTTTACATAAGTTTACAATCATTTCTCCATGAGAAATAAATGTCCATAAAATATCATTTCTTTTGTTTGAAGCGTTGCTCTTCGGAGAAAATCTATCGACCGTATCTTGTGTAATTATCTGAAAACTTTCGACATTTCCAACGCTACTTCGTAAGTTTGACAATAACTTATAATAAAATGATTGACCATTCCAAATATTATTATTTTGACCAGATTTATATAATGGTAGTGATGATAAAATACAATTATTTTGACATAAAATAGAATTTATTACTGATTGTTTTATTGAAAATTTATATTTTGGAACGGTCTTTTTATCTAATACAAAATCCATTTCATAAAATCCTAATATAGTTAAATAGATTTGATATATTAAAAATCCATAATTAATTCTTGAAATGTTGCCGGTTGACCATTTCCAAAAATTATCATTATTAAATATAAAAACCATATGAACTATTCTACCTAACATGTCAGGCAAAGTTGTATTTTGAAAGCCACTGGAAGTTCCTTCAGTAGCGAATACCGCAGCAGATTTTTCTTCTATTTTTGTTAAATATTCACATAAACTACTATCTTTATGTTGTATACCTAATTTTCTTTGCCATATAAATGCATAATTTTCAATTGGAATACTATTTCTTGATATAAGTTTTTCATTTATGGCGGTTTCAAAAATATTTATAAAATTTTTTCCTTCTTGTGAAATAAGTTTTTTTAAATTATCCGTCCAATTTAAATAAAAAGAACCATACAGTGTTTTTTTATTCCCAACATCTTTTTCTTGAAAATCTTCAAAATCGGTTGATGACATATCAGGTGACCAATTAAAAAAACTGTCTTGTCTATTATTAATATGAACATAATTATTAGGTGTTTGTATATTTGACGTTGTTTTAGTTAACCATGTATCACTTTTGTTGAACTTAATACTAATAATTTGTGATGAATAACCAGTTGATGTGTTATTTGTTTCAGTATATTTTATAGCACTAGATGGAACAGTTTCTCCATGGGGTAATACACCCATTGTCCATGTATATTCCCCTTTATCATAAAACGTAAATAATTTATCTATAAAAAAATTACCTGGTCCAATAACTGTCCTTGGTAATCCTTTTCTTATTATGGGGTTTTGACTAGTAGTATCATCCTTAACGTTTAATTCATATATTTTTCTTAATGTTGGAATATGATATTTATTTGCTAATTTTATTATTTTATATTCATTATCAGAAACTAAGGCTACGTAACCATATGGAGCACTGTAAATCATGTTAGCACCATTAGGTGTAATACCAATCATGCTTTTTTCTAAAAATTCGGGTGTATTATTAGCTGCTTTAGATGCAGCTGCTGCTCGTCGTGTTGCGGGAGCTCGTCGTGTTGTTGCTGCTGCCGTTGTTGCTGCTGCAAAATTCATATATATATATTATGTAAATATAATAACTTTTATTTTAATATTTTTATAATTCATTTAAAGTCATAACAAGATAATAAGTAGTAAAATGTTAATACAATCCAATTTGTTTGATGATACTTCTTATAATTCACATTTCTCACATTGGAAATTTGAATTATCCGATTTTCAAAAATGGGCTATTAAAGGCATCGTTGATGAAAAAAATGTAATAATAACCGCGCACACTGGTAGTGGAAAAACATTACCCGCTGAATTTGCTATTCAACATTTCTTTTCAAAAGGGAAAAAGGTAGTTTATACCACACCAATTAAAGCATTAAGTAACGAAAAGTTCAACGACCTTCAAAATAAATATCCCGATATTTCATTTGGTATTTTAACAGGGGATATTAAATTTAATCCTGAAGCAGATGTTATAATTATGACGACTGAAATATTATATAATACTCTTTTTCAAAAAAAAATGCTCAAAGAAGACATTATTAAACCAGAACAATTATCCCTTCATTTTGAAATGGATATTGAAAATGAACTAGGTTGTGTTGTGTTTGATGAAATTCACTATATTAATGACCCGGATAGGGGAAGAATATGGGAAGAAACAATTATGCTTCTTCCTAAATCTACCCAAATCGTTGGATTATCCGCTACTATTGATAAACCCGACCGATTTTGTCAATGGATTGAAAATATTTCTCTGAGAGAAAGTTGGCTATGTTCATATGATAAGCGAATTGTGCCACTAACACATCACTCATTTATTACTTTTCCGGATTCTTATTATAAAAAATTTCCTATCGAAATAAAGAATTTAATAGATGATAATCATTTTAAAAATAAACCAATTGTATTGAAACAACAGGGTAAATTATTTAAGGAAAAAACATATCAAAAAATATCTAAATTATTAAATTTTTTTGATAAAGAAAGGATACGAATAAATCAATTTTTTGTCATGAATAAGATGGTTGAATACTTGAATCAAAATAATTTGTTGCCAGCTTTATGCTTTATTTTTTCAAGAAAACAAACAAAAATATTTGCAGAAAAAATCACTATACCATTATTTCCACAAAATTCAACTATTCCTAGCACAATAAAAAAAGAATGTAAACAAATTTTGATGCGTTTACCCAATTATCGTGAATATATTGTTTTACCCGAATACGAATGGATAACGCGTTTACTTGAAAAAGGTATAGCTGTTCATCATAGTGGAATTGCTCCCGTATTTCGCGAAATGGTTGAAATATTATTTGGAAAAGGTTATATTAAACTATTATTTGCCACTGAAACATTTGCCGTCGGTATTAATATGCCAACAAAATCTGTTATATTTTCATCTTTATCTAAGTTCGATGGAAAAGGTTTTCGTCTTGTAAAAGGACATGAATATACACAAATGGCTGGGCGAGCTGGGCGACGAGGTAAGGATATAAAAGGACATATCTTTCATTTGAATAATCTTTTTAGAGATAATCAACGTCCATCTTCACATGAAATGAATGTTATGATGGGCGGAAAACCTGAAACATTATCATCAAAATTTAAAATAAATTTTTCAATGCTTCTTAAAATGATCGCATCAAAACAATTTGATTTTAAATCTTTTGCGCAAAATAGTATGTTGAGCGATGTTATACAAAAAAATAAGAAATATATTGATAATGAAATAAATCATATGGATGAAATTGTGAATAAATTTTCATTTGAATTTTTGAAAACAGGTAAGGAATCATTGGAGAGATATCATTTTTTAAAAACGAAACAACGTGTTGTTAGAGAAAGTTCTAAAAATAGAAAGAAAACTGCACAAGAAATGCGGCTAATAGAGGAAAATAGTAAGACGTTTAAAGATGATTTCAAAAAATATGAGATTTTTATTGAAAATTGTGGAAAATTGAAGAATTTAAAAGAAACTAGTTATAGTATTGAACATAGTATTGAAAACGAAATAAAACCACATATTAAAATATTGCAAAAAAATGAATTTATTACTGTTGGTGAAAATGAAGGAGAATACGAATTAACAGAAATGGGGAAAATGGCATCCAATGTAAATGAAATTCATTATTTGGCAATTTCTGATATTATATTCAATCAAAATGCGTTTATAGGTTTAAGTGTTACAGAATTAACTAGTGTATTAAGTGTATTTTGTGATATACGTTTATCAGATGAAAATCGTATTTTCTCGGTCGATTATGTAAATACGAATGATAATGTTAAAAAATCAGTTAAAATGATTAAAAAAGCGTATGATAAATATTATGATGAAGAAACAACATATGAAACTAATTTCATGTTTAAATATGAGTTACAATATGATTTAATTGAAATAGTGCAGAAATGGGCAAATTCTGAAGATGCAATTGCATGTCAAAATATTATTAAAGAAATGGAACAATGGGGGATTTATATTGGAAATTTCACAAAAGCTATTTTGAAAATTTGTAATATTGCGATGGAATTGGAAAATGTTTGTTTGATACAAAATAATTTGGAGTTGTTAAAAACTCTGAGAGAAGTTTCAGATAAACTAAAAAAATTTATAGTAACAAGTCAATCATTGTATTTGTAATTAAAATATTAGAATTATATATATGCCAAACCCTAGAGATAATATATTATATAATAAAATTAAAAAGAAAGTATATAAAAAAAATCCCAAACATAGCGCGTATAGAAGTGGTATATTGGTTCAAGAATATAAAAAAGCATTTAAAAAAAAATACGGAAGTAAAAATCCTTATATTGGGAAAAAAACAAAGAAAATTGGATTAAGGAGATGGTTTGACGAAAAATGGGTTAATCAACGTGGAGAGGTCGGTTATAAATATAAAAATGATATTTATAGACCATTAAAAAGAATTACAAAAAGAACACCTATTACTCATGGTGAATTAAATAAAAAAGAAATAAAACGTGCTAGAAAATTAAAATATACTAAGGGTAGGGTTAATAGATTTAGAAAAAAAGGAGGGGTTTGGACACGGAAACAAAAGCAAAATGTGAATTGTAAAAAACCAAAGGGATTTTCACAACGTCAACATTGTAATTATGGTAGAGTAAGTAAAAAAGCCAAAGCAATATTTAAGAAAAAAAATAACGTATCTGGTAAAGTAATATTTGAACAAGTTAAGCATGGCGTTAGAATAAAATACGATATAAAAGGTTTAAAAAATGGAAAACACGGATTTCATATACATGAAATAGGTAATTTTAATAAAGATTGTTTAAAAGCTGGACCTCATTTTAATCCTCATGGACATAAACATTCTGGTAGAAAAAGTAAAAAACGACACATTGGCGATTTGGGTAATGTGATTACAAAAAATAGAAAAACAAAAGGCAGTTTTATAGATAAAAAATTATCTTTATTTGGAAAAAATAATATTATTGGTAGAAGTGTGATTATTCATGACCTTAAAGATGATTTGGGAAAAGGAAAAAATGATGAATCATTAAAAACCGGCAATGCTGGAGCAAGACTTAATTGTGGGAAAATTGTTTTATCTTAATTCTTTTTTTTTTTACATAATTTGTATCTTTTACATATCTTAAAAATAATTTATTTAATATACCAAGAGGTTTTGGTAAATCTCTTTTTATATCTAAAATTAAAGATACTCTCAATCCATTTGACCTTTTTTTTAAAAAATGCTCGTATGTATCATCAAATATAAAAGCATCTTTTTCAAACCAATAAAGTTTTTTATCTTTGACTTTTAAATAATCTTTTTTTGTGTTGCAGCTAAACAGCGTATAATGATAACGCAGTATTCCAGAATAAGGACCCTTATGTTTATGTATTTTTTTTGGTCCTTTTATAATACTATAAAATGCTGATTGCATAGATGGATATTTTTTTAAAATACTTGTTAGAACAGGAAAAGACTTATTTTCAATATATCCATAATAATTTATGTAAAAATAACCATAGTTTTCATTTTTTTGTTTAAATTTTTTATCGAAAATACCCGGATTAATCAATTTATCTTTTTTATATGCACTATTAAATTCTTCTAAAAGTTTTTCATGATTATTTTTAATTTCATTATGTACTTTTACATTACTAATATCGAAAATGTAACTATTGTTAAATATGTTTATTAATGAATTAATTAATCCAGCGAATACTAAAGTTTTATTATTATAATATTTATATTTATCTGTTGGTGGATTTCTTCTTCTATTTTTTTCAGATAATGTAATTAATATAAAAAATAAAATTATAATATAGAAGAACATTTATATAACGTAAATATATAATGGCTGGATATTCAACGAGCGAAGAAGACCCTTTTGTTAATATGAAAGGATTAAAAAAAAATAGTAAAACAATTATAAATTTAGGAATAGCTCTTGGTATAATAGCTGTCGGATACTATTTCTTAAAAAAGAAAAAATAATAGTATAATATATAATGCCAGGATATTTCGCAATGTCTTCTAAGAAAAGAAGTAAAAAGCGCGGAAAAAAGCGTGTTAAAAAGCGTGGAAAAAGGCGTGTCAAAAAGCGCAGTAAAAAACAGTATGCCGGAACAAGGCGCGCAAGAAAGATGAAACGACGTAAAACATACAAAAAGAAATCTAAGTAATTATTATATTATGATATATGATATAATAATTATTGGTGGTGGGATGGCTGGATTATATACTCAATATAAATTATTAAAAAAGAATAAGAATAAAAAAATTCTATTAATTGAAAAAAATGGTAGATTGGGTGGGCGTGTATACACTCATAATACAATAGTAAAAAATAAAAAATATTCAATGGAGGCTGGAGCTGGGAGATTTAACGATAATCATAAATATTTAAAAAAACTTATTAATGAATTAGGATATAGTAATAAAGTATTTAAGATACCAAGTAAAGTAAATCATATCCCGACTAAAAGTAAATGGAAGAAAAGTGAAATATCAAAATATTCACCATACGATTATATGGATTATATAATAAATAATATTGAATTGACACATTCAATGAAAGGAGTTTCTTTCAATAAATGGTTAAATAAAAATATCAGTAAAGATATTGTTCAATACTTGAAAGATTTTTATCCTTATAAAGACATTTTTAAAATAAACGCTTACGATGCACTTAATCTTTATAAAATAGATCTTAACGTTAATAATACATTTTATATTTTGGGAGGTGGTCTAACACAACTAGTAGATGGTATGGAAAAAAAAATAAAAAAAAATAAAGGTACTATTCTTTTAAACACAGAATTAAAAAGTATAGAAAATATTGAAGAACATTATTTATTAAAAACAAATAATAATAATTATACCTGCAAAAAAATAGTATTGACAGGTCAACGACCAGATTTACTTAAAATAAATTACTTAAATGATATAAAAAAGATTATTCAATCTGTTAGCAACGCATCATTATGTAGATTTTATTTTATTTTTGACACAAAAAAATGTGCATGGTTTAAAAATATAAAAAAAACAATCACCGATACACGTTTATCTTATTTTATACCTATTGATTATGAAACAGGATTGGTTATGATTAGTTATGTGGATGAACATAATGCTGATTATTTAAAGAAAATGGAAATGAAAAGCAAATCAAAATTGGTGAAATTTTTGTTGAAAGAATGTGAAAAAATATTTGGACTATCAAATATCCCAAATCCAATTTGGACAAAATCTTTTTATTGGGAAAATGGTGTTGGTGATTGGAAAGCAGGATTTGATAGTAAGACTATAGAAAAAATAATGACTAAACCGTTTAAAGATGAAAATTTATTTATTTGTGGAGAGAATTATAGTTCAACATTTCAATGTTGGATAGAAGGCGCATTAGATACAAGTGAAAAAGTTTTAAAAAAAATATGAAAAAATAATCTTTAAAATATATAAATGACTAAAACAAGAAAAAAAAGAAAAATATCTGGAAAGACTATTAAATTTAAAGATTTTCCAGATTTTATACCAAACTTAACTCCGAGAGAAATGTTTAAACTAGGCAGTTTCGGTGGTACTTATTGGAGACCTATTCATTCAAAAGTCGTAAATAAAAAACTTAAAAATGTGCATAAAAAATATCCAAAATCTTGGTGGAAAGGAATACCAAATAATTTGTTAGTTACAGACATGAAAAATTACGACAAAAGTATAAATAAATATGGAGTAAAAGTTGGCACATCATTACTGTTTTGGGAAAGCAAAGGATGGATTTCAAAGTATCATCCTTATGGATGGGTTCATTGGTATTGTGATTTTTATAATGGAAATAGGTGTCCAGACGATGAAAGACAGGTAAAAAGATGGAAAGCATTAGCTGGTAAACGAGGGCGTTTTATGAGGTTTTTAGTAACGCAAATAATTAAGAAAAATGCAAAATGGAATGACGAAAGTGTAAGTCCGAAAATTCGTCAAGTATTGCAACATTGGGGATATAAATTAACAAAAAGAGATTTTGATAACGAGGTGAAACGTAGAAAAAAAATATAATTATTATTTATTAATTATTCAATATTAATAAGTAATCGGTTCCTCTTCTGCATTATTAAATTTATTAAATTCTTCAATAATAAATTCACAGCGTTTCACTGATGCATTATGGTTGCCAGCTACTTTTTCTGGGTAAAAATTATTATTTCCTTCGATTTTGGTTTTAATAAATGATTCAACAATTTCACACAATGATGCTTTTTTACACAATAGATACATTAGTGGGATAAGGGATGTTTTGGCCCATGTTTCCTTCATTTTCTCATTAAAAGACGCAACAATATTAATTATAAAATTAATTCTATTTGTATATCTTTGAAATATTATTGCATCATTATCTTTTTCACTATTAAGGAATTCTACAAGAGTAAGGATATTTGGGTCAATATTTAACATATTGTTTGATATTGCGTATTGAACATAGCATAATCTAACAATAATTTCTAAAAGCTTGTGTCGTTTATTTGACTCGCGACTTTTTTGAGGAAATTGTGCATTGTCACAAATATTTTTACAAATGGTGGACCTTATTGTAAGAACAGCATTAAATGTTTCGCCACTACTTGTTTTTTTTGTGTTTTGTTTTTTATTGAAATAATCAGTAACTTCTTCATCAGAAAGCGTTTGTTTTGTAATTGCAATTGAAATTGAACTTCTTTTTAAATGATTTTGCCAAATTTTAGGCCATTTTTTAAACTTTTTACCTTTAAGCAATTTAATATTTCCATCATAATTATATTTATTATCTAGGAAACGAAAAATAGATGATAGTCTTTGTTTTCCATCGAGTGAACGAAAATAATCTAATCCAACATTATCCCCTTCGATATAGCAGCATGTATCAAATTCTGGACAACCAAGTGGATATCCTCTCATGACAGATGTAATTATATCTGATTGCCATTTATTATTATGAACAACGTTTCGTTGATGGAGTGGATTAAGATTATAATTTCCATCTTTACAACCAGTTACAAATGTATTTACTGTTATATTTTGTGTTAGAAAATCTAGTCCTGGGTTATTTTGTTTCCAACTATTAAAATCTCTCACTGTTTGGTCGGTTCGTGTGTCATTTTTACTAGCCATGATTTTAATATATTTCTTAAAACTTATACAAAATAAATATTAAAATCAATTTAAAAAGTATTATGATTTGATAAAAAATATTAAAATATAATAAACACATATTATTGAATATTAATAATATGCGTTTTCATTGTGAATTTAAAAATTGTTCTTGTCATAAATTTAAATTACATTGTAACAATTTATGTTTACATTGTAATCATGCAAATATATGGCATTCAAAAAAAGAAAAGCCTCCTATGGATAGTTATTTGTCATTTGTATCTTCAAGATCTGCTGCAAGAAAGCCAATATATAAAAAAACATATTTTCAAATAGCCATATTTGTCCCAGAAGTGCCGCCTTTACCTGCATCAGATTATGAATATTGTGAGGCGATAGAAGTATTACCCGTTTAAAATAACATTGAACGCATTCTATTTAATATTTATAATACATATTTTCATTAGACAAACTATATAAAATTACCTTTACACTTATTTGTTCCTAACCAAAAATTTATAATACTAAAATTTTTCTTATAATCTTTTTTTTGTTTTAAATAATATTTAAATGTGTTAAAAAATAATAATAATAAAATAATTCCGTATGATATTGATAAACCATTATATAATTTTATAAATTCTTTCATTTTTTTTTCCTTACTAAATTTTTCACTTAGTTTTGAAGTATCATTAATATAATATATATTATTCGAATTTAAATAATTGTATAAAGAAACATTATGTGATTTTAAAAATATTTGCATAATTATAGCAAATAAACAATAAATTAAAAATATCCAAATGAATGTCCCACTAACTTTTGTTGTTAAAATGAAAATAAAATAAATTAATAAACTTTTCAAAACACCATTATATAAATACTTAATTTTTTCATTAGTAAATAATTGAGAATAATTTTCGAAATTTTCTTTATGTTTATCATCCATATTCCATTGAGGGGACGTGTCTCCAATCCCATAGAAAGTATACCAATTTAATACATAAGTAAAGAAAAATACTGAAAATAATAATATTAAATGATTCGCAATAGGTGAACGCTTCATTCTTTTTTGCAAATCACAACCTAATACTCTTGTTGTTATTCCACTTAATAAAACAAAATACATAAAAAATAAAATAAGAAATAATTCACCCATTATATAATATAACTATATTTTTAATTATTTGGATTTTTATTATATTTTTTTTTTGTAGTTTTTTGTTGTATTGTTGAATCATCGATAATTTTCCGTTTTGTTGGTTTAACCATTTTTTTTCGCAGATTTAAATAATTTTCATAAATTCTTGCTTGAATAGGGTCATTTGTATCGTATACTTTTTCGGGGAAAATTTTATTTGATTTTTGTTTAAACATCTTATAGTTTTAATTATAACATTATATTTTTAAATCAATTTAAAAAAGAAAAATAACAGCTAAATGATATGATGTTGTAATGGGTAAAAGGGGGTCCGGGGGACTAGTCCCCCGCGAGAGCCATATAAAAGGTGTAGGTAAATAGGAAAAATATAGAGGTGGCGGTAATCCATATGGTGGCCGATAATCCAGTTACGATGGGTGTAAGTTGGTAGGATAGGGGGCG